AATGGACGCAGTAATAACTAGATCAGTTACTTTTCAAGGAACAGGTGCTTTAACAAGAGGAACTGTCTAATATTAATATATGTCAGTTATAGACATTGCTAAATCTCATTTTGAAAACATAGGTGTTCAATCTATGGAAGTTCCTGAGTGGACGGATCAAGATGGAAAAGCAGTTGTTATTTATTGGAATCCAATAACATTATCTGAAAAGAATAAGCTTTTAAGAAAATCAGATACTTTAAATGATGTTGCTATATTAGCAGACATTATGATTATGAAAGCTTTAGACAAAGATGGTAATAAAGTATTTAAGCTTGAAGATAAGATAACTCTTATGCACAAATCAGACCCTGATGTCTTGACAAGGATTGCTCAAAAAATGGTTTCAGCACCAACAACTGACGAGTTAAAAAAAAAATAAAAAATATACCTGAAATTAGGAATTTACTTACACTAGCAGATAGATTAAAAATAACTTTACACCAAATTTTACAAATGGAAGTTTGGGAGTATAATCATTGGTTAGCTTATTTAAGTATTGAAGCAGATGAGCATAACCAAGCTATAAACAAAGCAAAATATAAGTAATGGCACAAAATTTAAAAATAAATATAACTGCAAAAGATAAAACGCAACAAGCTTTTCAAGGTGTCAGAGGTAAATTAAGAGGTCTTAAAGATTCTATTTTTTCAGTACAAGGTGCATTAGTAGGTCTTGGTGGTGGTCTAGCAATTAGATCAATTATAGGAACAGGCAGAAGTATTGAAGATTTACAAGTAAGGTTAAAACAATTATTTGGTTCAACTGAAGAGGGTGCTAAAGCTTTTGATGTAATGGCAAACTTTGCTTCTAAAGTTCCATTTTCACTAGAGCAAATTCAACAAGCATCAGGTAATCTAGCTGTTGTTGCTGGAGACGCAAATCAATTATCAAAGATATTAGAGATTACAGGTAATGTTGCATCAGTTACAGGATTAGATTTTGCTACAACAGCAGAACAAATACAAAGATCATTTGCTGGTGGTATAGCTTCAGCAGATATATTTAGAGAACGAGGTGTTAGAGATTTATTAGGATTTAGTGCTGGTGCAACTGTTTCAGCAGAAGAAACCATAAAAGCTTTTGAAAAAGTATTTGGCAAGGGTGGAAGATTTGGAAAAGCCACTGATGAATTAGCAAACACATTTACAGGAACTCTTTCTATGTTAGGAGATAAATTATTTAACTTTAAAAGAGGTGTTGCTGGTGAGGGATTTTTTGATGAACTTAAAAAACAATTTAAAGATTTAAACCAATTTATAGAAGATAACTCAGCAGAGTTTGAAGCAATAGGTAGAGCAATAAGTAAAGTTTTAACAGTTGCTGTTAAAGGTTTTGCAATGGCAGTAAGAGCAGTAGGCAAAGCTGTTGGATTTTTACGAGATCAAGTAAATAGAATTAAAAGATTATTAGGTATGGAGATACCGATTGAGATTGAAAAAGGAGAAAAAGCAGTTGAAGAAATAAATGTTAAGTTAGGCAAACAACAAACACTATTCGAAAAAATCAGAGATGGTATAAAAAAACAAAATGATGCTTTTGACATATCAAAAGAAATAGTTGGAAGCATAACTAAATCTGTTGGTTCAATATCAAAAAGTTTAGCTGAAGCATTAGTATTAGGAAAGGATTTAAACGCATCACTTAAACAATTAGCACAATCTATTTTAGTTGAGATTATTGCAAAGACTATTGAAAGAATTGCTTTATTGGGTATTGAAAAAGCATTACAGATCATTCTTAACAGTAAAGAAGCAGAAAAAGACAATTTAATTAGAAAACAAAACACTAATTTAAAAAAACAAATTGCACTACAAGCTACTTTAAATGCTATGGGTGGTGGTGGTGGTGGGTTCAATCCTTTGTCATTATTAGGGTTTGGTAGATCAAGAGGTGGTGCAGTATCAAAAGGACAACCTGTAATAGTTGGCGAAAGAGGTGCAGAAATGTTTATCCCAAATCAAACAGGACAAATAACACAATCAGCTAGAGGAACAGCAACAGGAAATGTAAATGTTAATTTTACAATCAATGCCGTAGATGCAAGTGGTATTGATAGGTTATTAGTTGAAAGACGAGGAACTATATCAAGAATAATAAACGAATCAGTTAATGAAAGAGGGAGTAGTAATTTAATCTAATGAGTGGTGCTTTTCCTATATCAAATGCAAAGTTCTCTACAATGGGCATCAAGTCTATTCAAAACACTATCATTTCAAAATCAGATAGTGGTAAAAAATTAGCAAGACAAATTGACGGACAAAGATTTGCTTTCACAGCAGAAATTATTACAGGAAAAAGATCAGATGTTTATGGTGAGTTAATGGCATTTATTGTTAAACAAAGATCAGGAAAAGAAAATTTTACGATTATCCCACCTGAGATTGAAGATGCTAGAGGTTCTGAAACAGGAACAGTTTTAGTTAACGGAGTTCACGCAGTTGGTGATACAACAATAGCAATGGACGCATTTGCTAGTGATGGTGCTGGGCGATTTAAGACGGGAGACTTTATTAAGTTCGCCTCGCACAACAAAGTATATATGGTGGTTGCAGATGTAACTTCAAGTTCAAATTCTGCTACTGTTACTATTGAACCACCACTTACAACGGCTTTAGCAGACGACTCAGTTGTTACTTATGACAATGTTCCTTTTACTGTTTTTTTAACAAGTGATATTCAAGAGTTCGGTGTGGTAGGCGCAGATAAAGATGGAAGTTTATTGTACAAATTTCAATTAGATGTTGAGGAAGCCTTGTAATGAAATACTTAGTAAGACATTGGATTAATGTTGATATGATAGCTGAGGAAGTGATTGACGGAGACGAAGTTGATTTAAAAACAAATAATATTGGAAAACATGAAGAACCATCTGACAATGCAACTTATATTGTATCAGATCATATAAAAGTAAAAAGGAGAACAATAGAAGATTATGACGAGAAGCTTAACGACAGCGATAAAGAACGAACTAGCAACAAATGATCTTAGACCAATACATCTTATTACAATCGGTTTTAGTAGCCCTGTCAATATTACTGATTGTTCATTTCCTATAACAAGTTCTGTTTCAGGTTCTAGTGTAACTTACACATCATCAAGTTTTATTATGGGTATATCAAATTTTTCTGAGGAAGTTGATATAACTAAAACAAGCCTTAATCTTGGATTGTCAGGGGCAGACCAAACTTTTATTTCAACTGCACTTAATGAAAATGTAGTAAATGATTCAGTAACAATTCATAGAGGATTTTTAAATGACTCTAATGCTTTAATAGCAGACCCATTTTTACTTTATAAAGGAACAATAGATACTTTTGAAATATCTGAAAAAGGTGCAGATAGTAATATTATATTTAAGATCGTGTCTCATTGGGCAGATTTTGATAAACTTAATGGCAGAAAAACAAACAATACATCTCAACAAAGATTCTTTAGCACTGATGTTGGTATGGATTTTTCAAGTGAAACAGTACAAGATATTAAATGGGGAAGAGCATAATGGAGTCAATAATAAAACTATTTCAAAGCTTTGATAAATATAAAAATTATTCATATCAAGAATTGTATTATCACATTTTGCCATCAATAAATTTAAATCAATACAAAGTATTTAAAGATGAAAAAGGATTATATGGTTTTGTAAATTGGGCAAAGTTAAGTAACAAAGACGAAGATCAATATAGTGAAACAGGATTTCTATATAAAAATCAATGGAATACAGGTAAAAACATTTGGTTGTATGATATTGTAATTATAAGAAAAGCAAAAGAAGTTATGAGATGGGTTTATAATTATTTTAAAGGTTACTTAGAAACTAATCAATCTATTAACTGGTTGAGATTAGATAAAGGTAATAATATTTATAGAGTTGGTAAAAAATACAAAAGGGAGTTTCATAATTAGATGGGTGGTGTAGTAAAAAAAATAATTGAGTTTCCAATAAAAGTTGTAAGTAAAGCTTTGTCTTGGCTAACGCCTCAACCTGAAATACCTGAGTTTGGAGAAACAGATTTTGATTCTTTTGAAAAAGGCATTCTATTAAACAAACAATCTAATGATGCAAATATACCTGTTGTTTATGGTGAAAGATTACTGGGTGGAACTAGAGTATTTTTAGAAACATCAGGGACAGATAACGAGTTCTTATATATGGCATTAGTTCTATGTGAGGGTGAGATAAATTCAATAGAAGAGATAAGAGTAGATGACAAAGTAGTTGCATTTGATGGTGCTTTATCAGATAACACGCAAAGGTCAGTTGCAAGTTCAGATAGTAATTTTTACAAAGATGCAGTTTCATATATTACAGTAGAATCACATTTAGGTTCAGATGGTCAAAGTGCATCTAGCTTACTTTCCACAGTATCAAGCTGGGGTAGTAATCATAAATTATCAGGTCTTGCATATTTAGCTTTGAAGTTTAAATGGAATCAAGATGTGTTTGGTGGCATACCTAAAGTTCAAGCTAAAATAAAAGGAAAAAAAGTTATTACTTTAGATGCTAGTTTAAATGAGTCATCTGCTACTTTTTCTACAAACCCAGCATTTTGCATTTTAGACTATTTAAGAAATTCAAGATATGGAAAAGGACTAGCAACAACAGATATAGATTTACAAAGTTTTAGAGATGCTTCACAAGTTGCAGTAACGCAAGTCACACCATATTCAGGTGCATCAAACATAAACATATTTGATTGTAATGCCGTATTAGATACATCAAAAAAAATTATTGAAAATACAAGAATTTTACTTAGAGGTTGTAGAGGTTTTTTACCCTATACAGGTGGTAAATATAAATTAGTTTTAGAAACAACAGGGTCAGCTTCAATTACACTTACAGAAGATGATATATTTGGTGGATTTAGTTTAGCAAGCGAGGACAAAAATAACAAATACAATAGAGTTATATGTAGTTTTGTAAATCCTGATAGAAACTTCCAAGTAGATGAAGTTCAGTTTCCACCAATAGATGATTCAGGTTTAGCAAGTGCAGATCAACACGCAACAATGAAAACAGCAGATGGTGGTTTTTTACTAGAGGGAAGATTTGATTTTCAAACTTTAACTTCACCATATCAAGCAGAAGAAATGGCAGAAGTAATTTTAAGAAGATCAAGAGAAGCTTTAAAACTAAATTTAAATGCTGGTGGTAAAGCTTACGATTTGGCCATAGGAGATATAGTAGCCATAACACATAGTTCAATAGGATTTAGTGCAAAAAATTTTAGAGTTAATAGTATTACTTTTAATGAAGATTTTACTGTTGGTTTAAATTTAATTGAACATCAGGATTCACATTATACTTGGGCATCAAAAACACAAGTTTCATCAACACCATCTACAACCTTACCAAATCCTTTTTTAATTCAACCACCAGCAAGTGTAACTTTGTCAGATACACTAATTCAATATAATGATGGAACTGTAATTGTTGCGTTAGATATATCCATTGGTGCTTCTCCAAATAGCTTTGTATCTTTTTATCAAGTTGAATATAAAAAAGCATCTGATTCAGATTTTATTATATATGCACAAGGTTCAGGTCTAACACATAGAGTTTTAAATGTAATTGATGCCGAAACTTATGATGTTAGAGTAAAAGCAGTTGGTATTAGTGGTTCTTCTAGTTCTTTTGTATCTGCTCAAAGAACTATTGTTGGTGCAACTGACCCTATATCAGATGTTACAGATTTTTCCTGTAACATACTTGGAAACGAAGCCCATTTATCTTGGGAAGCTGTAACAGATTTAGATTTAGCATTTTACCAAGTAAGATACTCAACTTTAACAACAGGTGCAGAATGGCAAAACTCAGTATCATTAATTGAAAAGGTATCAAGACCAGCGACTTCAGTTACAGTTCCAGCAAGAGTAGGTTCTTACTTAATAAAAGCGGTAGATAAGTTAGGAAACTTTTCTTTACAAGCTACAATCATTGCGACTAATGTAACAGCGATTGGTAATTTTAATAATGTAGCAAGTGCAACAGAAAACCCTAATTTTACAGGAACAAAAACAAATTTAACTTTAGCAAGTAATTTATTAAGACTTACTAATTTAAATGCCACAGGAACTTATGATTTTTCTAGTGTTATAGACATTGGGGCATCACATACTTCAAGAGTTACAGCATCATTAACACAATTTTCAGAAGATCCTACTGACTTATTTGATTCTAAAACAGGATTATTTGATAGTGCAACAGGCTCATTTGATGGAGATGCACCAGCTAACGAAAATGCTCATTTAGAAATTGCTTTATCAGATGATAACTCTACATTTACTGCATTTAGAAACTTTGTAATTGGAGACTATACAGCTAGATATTATAAATTTAGATTAGTGTTAATATCAAGAGATGGTGCAACAACACCTGTAATTTCTGCATTATCAGTATCTATTGATATGGAAGATAGAATACAATCAGGAAATGATATATCAAGTGGTGCTGGAACAAAAACAGTTTCATTTACAAAAGCATTCAAAACTGTTAATTATGCAGTAGGCATAACAGGACAAGGAATGGCAACAGGTGATTTTTTCTTAGTAGAAAACAAAACAATAAATGGTTTTGATGTTACTTTCAAAAATTCATCTAATAGTGCTGTTTCAAGAACATTTGATTTTATAGCAAAAGGATTTTAGTAAATGGCAAATCACGATTATATTATAGATAACCAAACTTTCCCAGCAACTAGGACAGATTTAAATAATGCTTTGTCTGCTATTGTATCAAATAACTCATCATCATCAGAACCATCAACTAAATATGCTTATCAATGGTGGTTTGATACTTCTTCAAATACTTTAAAATTTAGAAATGCTGATAATGATGCTTGGATAGATTTTGCAATATTTGATATGACTAATGATGTTGTAAATATTGTAGATAGCACAGTTACGTTATCTAGCTTATCGTCTTTATTTCATGATAGAGGTGCTTATGGTTCTTCTTCTTCTCCAATAACTTACACAGTAACAGTTGGTTCAAAAACAACTGCACACCCATATAGTGGTGTTGGAAGTTCAAATGCTTATTTTTTAGAGTCGTTAGAAGCACCAGCATTTACTCTAAATGGTGCAGATACTTCAAAACCTTATTATTATAGATTCGATCAATCAGATGGAACAAACTCAGGACACCCACTAAGATTTTATTTAGATGATGCAAAATCAACAGCTTATACTACTAATGTTACAACTAATGGAACTCCAGGATCGTCAGGTGCATATACTCAAATAGCAGTTGATGAATACACACCAAATATTCTTTATTATCAATGTTCATCTCATGCACATATGGGAAACCACTTTAAAATTATATCAAGTAAATTTAATTCAAATGGTGTTACTTTTAAAATGCCAACAGCAGACGGAACATCAGGTCAAGCTATGGTAACAGACGCATCAGGTAATTTATCTTTTGCATCTATATCAGAAACAAAACCAACAATAACATCTTCTAGTTTATTTCTAGCACCTGACACGGCATCAGCTATCACTATTGCTGGAACTAACTTTGTTTCTGTTCCTATTGTTGAAGCTATAAACTCATCAACGGGTGCAATCACTAGAGCATCAGCAGTTACATTTACAAGTGCAACATCAATCAACGCTACCTTTACTCTTGCTTCTGCATCTTATTTTATTAGAGTTGAAAACAATGACGGAAATGCTGTAAGATCATCTTCTGCTATTTTATCTGCTTCTGCGTCACCAACTTTTTCAACGTCTGCTGGGTCTATTGGAACTGTGTCTGCTGGAAGTACAGTATCGTTAGACATTGACGCATCATCAGACTCAACAGTAGCTTTTTCTGAAACAACATCTGTATTGACATCAAATGCCAACACACCTGCACAAACAATGAATTTAACTTTGAATAGTAGCACAGGTGCAATAACAGGAACTGCACCCTCCCCTACATCAGATACAACTTACACTTTTACTATACGAGCAACTGACGCAGAATCACAAACAGCAGATAGAGAGTTTTCAATTACTGTTTCAGTTGGTATAAACAACTCAGGACAATTTAATTAGGATAATATTATGGCTTCAACTTATTTATCAAGAACATTTAGCTCAGGAACAACAAAAAAATGGACTTTTTCTGCTTGGATTAAAAGGTCAAATATTAGTTCTGCACAAACTTTATTTTACGCAAGCCCATCAGCTAATAGTAATTTTGAAAGCATAGGTTTTACAAGTTCAGGAGATTTTGATTGGGAACATTACGAATATACATCAAGTTCTTATAAAGGAAGATTAAAAACAAATAGACTCTTTAGAGATGTTTCAGCTTGGACGCACATAGTTTGCGTTTTTGATAGTGCTAATGCAACTGCTGGAAACAGAATGAGGCTGTATGTAAACGGAACAGAAGAAACAAGCTTTGCAACAGATACAAACCCAACACAAAATCAAGATGCTATAATAAATGGTGCAAATCCTCATACTGTTGGTTCTTTTGGAACAGGACAATACTTTGATGGATTAATGGCTCATGTTCATTTTACAGATGGTTATGCTTATGACGCATCAACTTTTGGTGAATCAGATTCTACATCAGGAATTTGGGTCGCAAAAAGTTCACCATCTGTAACTTATGGAACTAATGGATTCTTTTTAAAATTTGAAAACTCAGGAAATATGGATTTAGATAGTAGCGGTAATAACTTATCATTTACTACATCAGGAACACTTACTCAAAATGTAGATACACCTGATAATAACTTTGCAACATTAAATCCTTTAGCTGGAAATTGTACATTTTCTAATGGAAATAATACTTGGGTAGGCACTACATCAGGTTATGAACATAGTTCAGCAACATTAGGAGTTTCATCAGGTAAATGGTATTGGGAAGTAAAACCAACTCATGCTTGTGGTGCTATGGGAATAACAGATTTTAATTGGCAGTTTGAGAGAAGAGGTTCAATTATTTATGCTTCAAGTGGTTATGCTTGGGTTTACGAAGGTAATGGTTATGTTTCACATGATAGTTATGGAGATATAGCAAGTAATTATTCTAGTTATGGATCATCAGATATTATTGGAGTAGCATTAGATTTAGATAATAATAAATTATATTTTCATAAAAATGGAACTTACGAAAATTCAGGTAATCCAACTTCAGGTTCAACAGGAACAGGTGCTATTTCTATAGATGCACCTAGTTCTTTACCTTCAGGTTTTTACAGTCCGTTAGTAGCAGATTTATGTAGTGCTACTGCAGGTGGTGGAAGTGTTAATTTTGGTTCAGGATATTTTGGCACAACTGCTATAAGTTCTGCTGGTTCAAATGGTAATGGTGCTTTATTCGAATATGATGTACCATCAGGATATTACGCATTAAATACAAAAAACATTAAAGATTACGGATAAACTATGATAAAAAGGATTTAACTATGGCTTACATTTCATTTCAACCTAATGATTATTTCAGTACTAAATTATACACAGGTAATAACTCATCTTCACACGCAATAACAGGAGTTGGATTTCAACCTGATTGGACTTGGATTAAATCCAGAAACTTTGGAGAGAGTCATAGAATATATGATGTTGTTAGAGGTGCTTCAAATCATATTTCCTCAAATGGAACAGTTGCACAAACAAGTAACTTTCCATTAACAAGTTTTGATAGTGATGGATTTACTATCGGTTCATCAGATGCTTCTATAAATGGTAATTATAACTACACATCTTGGAACTGGAAAGCTGGTGGTTCAGGTTCATCAAACTCAGATGGAAGCGTAACATCAACAGTTTCAGCAAGTACTACATCAGGTTTCTCAATCGTTAAATGGACAGCTAATCTTTCAAGTGCTGTAACTGTAGGACATGGATTAGGTACTGCACCTAAAGTTATTATTCAAAAAGCACTAGATCAAACTTCAGGTTGGATAGCAGGTGGTTTTGATTTGGATTGGTCAGGTTATATGGTTTTTAATGGAACACAAGCATTTAATAACGATAGTAATGACAGTTCAGGAACAGGAAGATTTTTTAGTGCTGGTGGAACAGAGCCAAGCTCAACTATATTCTCTACTAATTCTAGTGCTTTAGTTGGAAGTGCAACTGATGTCATAGCTTATTGCTTCGCAGAGAAAAAAGGATTTTCAAAATTTGGAAAATATAGTGGAAACAATAATAATGATGGTGCTTTTGTTTATCTAGGATTTAAGCCAAACTGGCTTTTAATCAAACAAAAAGGGGGTACTAATCAATGGCAAATGAGAGATGGTCAAAGAGGTTTTAATGGTGCAATTAAAACATTATATACAGATAGTGCAGAACAAGAAACTTCAGGTGATACAATAGATTTATTATCAAATGGTTTTAAACTTAGAAATAATAGCCCTGTTCAAAATACAGCAGAAGAATTTATCTATATGGCTTTCGCTGAAGAACCTTTAGTATCTAGTAACGGAGTTCCAGCTACTGCAAGATAATGAATGTTAAATATTCTACATATTCTATTAAACATAAGGAGTAATATATGCAATCAGTTAAAGATCGAGTCAAAGAACATGAGGGTTATAGAGATACTGTTTATTCCTGTAGTATGGGTCATGCAACTATCGGTTATGGTCATCTTGTTTTACCCAGCGATAATTTTGTTGAGGGTGTTAATTATCCTAAAGAACAGCTTGAAGCTTTGTTTGACAAAGACTTTGAAATTGCTGAAACATCTGCAAACGAACTCTTACAAGGAATAGAACATAACGAAACTGTAAGAGGTATTATAACTGAAATGTGTTTTCAGTTAGGAAAGCCAAGAGTTTTAAAATTTAAAAAGATGTGGTCTGCATTAAGAGATAAGAACTTTGAAGAAGCATCTAATCAAATGATAGACTCTGCATGGCACAAACAAACAACAAAGAGATGTGAAAGTCTTGCTAAATTAATGAAAGAGAAAGGTGGTATTGAATGAAACTAACAAAGAAACAAAAGAAATTGCCAATGGCTTTACAAAAAGCTATTATGAAGAAAAAGAAAAAAACTAAAAAAAGGAGATAAACTATGCCGTATCATTATGGTGGTGGAATGAAACCAAAAAAAAAGAAGAAGAAAAAGAAAGGTAAAAAGAAAAGATAATGGTCAAAGTAGCATCTATTAAAAATATAATAAAAGACCTTAAACCTAGACAGAAAAAGACTATGAGATCACACGCAAAACATCATACTCTTAAACATATGAGAAGTATGGCTAGGTCTTTAAAAAACGGAAGTACGTTTGCTTCTGCACATAATAAAGCAATGAGAACAGTAGGAAAATGAACGGCTTTACTACCACAGCTACTTTAGCTGAAATGATTAATAAAAGATCAATAAGAAAACGGAGAAGAAGAAGTGGCAAAAAAAAGAAAAAGAAGAAAAGTAGCAAGAGATAAAGAACTTGATCTGCCTAAAAAATATTTATCAGGTCTCAAAGGTGGTAAAAGATCGGCTAGAGCAAGTTTAATTAAATCTA